GTAAGTGCGCAGCACGCATCGAGAAATCTTCGCAGAATCGACGGTGCGAAGATCCCTCGGCTCCATTGCATTCCGCTCGGGATGACATAGACGAGGGTGCGGAAGTGGATGGCCGCGCTGCGGCTGACAACCAAATGGCAACCAAATGGCAACCAAGTGACAACCAAATGGCAACCAATTGTCCGCATAGGTTAGGTAAGGATAGGATAGGTAAGGATAGGATAGGAGAGGATAGGGAAGAAGAGGATAGGGCAGCAATTGCGCCGTCTGCGGCAATTGGTTGCCCGGTGGCTGCGCCTTCCATGCCTGCGGCTTCTTCGGTGGCTGCGCCTTCCATGCCTGCGGCTTCTTCGGTGGCTGCGCCTTCCATGCCTGCGGCTTCTTCTGTGGCTGCGCCTTCCATGCCTGCGGCTTCTTCGGTGGCTACGCCTTCTTCGGTGCCTGCGGCTTCTTCACAGAAAGATATTTTAGATGTTTTCCAATTTTATCACAGGATCTGTGTGGGCTTTATGCCTTGTAAGCATTTGACCAAGGAACGCAAAGCGGCCATTGGACAGGCTTTGGAAAACTGGACAAAGGAAGAACTTGCGGCAATCTTTGAGAAAGCAGAGCAGACGCCGTTTCTGAAAGGCGAGAACGATCGGAAATGGCGCGTGGGGTTTGACTGGCTGATTCAAAAGGAGAATTTGCAGAAGGTGCAGGATGGGCAATATGATGATTGGCGTTTGAAAGAGGCGGTGCCGACCGGGGGGCATGGTTTGGGGGATGCGGAAGTGGAGGCGGTGCGGTTGATGATGGGGATGGAGAGCGAAGATATGAGATAGGGGAAGTCGGTTCGGCGGATGGAAGTCGGCGGGCGGCAGATTGCCGCCCCTACGAGGGATGACGGTTCGGCGTATGGAATTCGGAGGGAGGGTCAAGACCCTCCCCTACGAGGTGTGACGGGGGTGCGGAGGGAAATTCGGGAAACAGAACGATACCGGGCGGTACCCAGGGGCGTTGCGAATACTGACCAGGGATCGTGCGAAATTGGGGGCCGCACTGCGGCCGTCAGGTGGGAAAATGTTGGGAAGACAAATGGGCTTTTCTGTGGTATAATAGGATCATCGAAATAGGGGCGCGGGCGACCGGCGGCTTTTGGGGAGGGATTCTCCCTGGATCCGTGGGTCGCTTTTTTGCGCCCTTTTTCCATTTCAAAATGGAGGTTTTACCATGAAAAAGTGGCTAATGGAACATTTTTTGCCCATGTGGGCCAAGCAGACCCTGCTGGAGGACAATAAGGCGCTGCGCCGGGAGATCAAGGCCCTGCGTCAGGAGAACCGGGAGCTGACCGCCTATCTGCGGGGGTTGGAGCAGGGGGTGAAGGCCATGCGCAAGATCAGCATCTACACAGGAGGTGAGCGGGGTTGAGCATCTATCGCTACGAGGGGGCCTTCGGCGCCTGGGATGTGACCAGCCGCGCCATGCGAAAGGCGTTGGAGACCTGGCAGCGGCTCTACTATGACGATACGGTGACGCCGGAGAAGGATCCCTGTCAGCGGATCGCCTACGCCGTGGTGACCAAGATCTGCAAGACCGTCTTCGGCGAGTACAAGGCGGCCTCCCGGCAGGAGGCGGCGGCCCGGCTGGTGGCGGCGCTGGACGCGGTCTGCAAGGAGGCCATGCAGCTGGCGTTGGTGGAGGGGGAGTGCTACCTCAAGCCCTGCCCTGTGGGTGAGGGCTTTGCTTTCCGGCCCGTGGCCCGGCACAATGTGCTGATCTTCGGTCGGGATGCCGCCGGGTGTCCCACAGATATGGGCATGGTGGAGGAAAGTGTGCGTGGCTCGTGGTACTTCACCTTATTGGAGCGGCGCAGGCTGGACGAAAATGGCTGCCTGGTGCTGACCCACCGGCTCTATCGCAGCCGCAGCCGGGAGAGCCTGGGCAGCCCTGTGGGCCTGGAATTCCATCCGGATTACAAGGATCTGCCACAGCAACAGGTCATTGACCTGGGTGGCTCCTTAGGTCTGATTCGGATCAAAACCCCCATGCTGGGCTGCGTGGAGCCGGGCCCGGAGCCGGTGGCGGTGTACGCCGCGGCGGCGGGTCTCATCGAGAACATCGACCGCAACGAAGCCCAGCTCAGCGGGGAATTTTCCCGGGGCGAGAGCCGGATCCTGCTGTCCGCGGATCTGATGGATCGGCAGCGGCCCTGGGATCGTGTCTTTGTGGCGTTGGATGATGACCCGGAAAACGCCGGGATGACGGTGTTTGCCCCCCAGCTGCGGGAGCAGTCCTTCCTTGCCCGGAAGCAGGAGTATCTGCGGAATGTGGAGTCCATCGTGGGCCTGAAGCGGGGTCTGCTGTCCGACGCCAACACCGAGGATCGGACGGCCACGGAGATCGCCTCCTCTGCCGGGGATTACAACCTCACCATCATGGATTTTCAGCGGATGTGGGAGGATGGCCTCCGGGAGGCGCTGCGGCTGTGTGCGCGCCTGGCGGGGCTGTACGGCCTGCCGGTGCCCGACGGGGCTGTGGATGTGGACTGGGGCAACGGTGTCCTCTACGACGAGGACAAGACCTGGGCCGAGTACAAGGCCATGGTGGCGGCGGGGCTTCTGAAGCCGGAGATTGCGTTGGCCTGGCGGTTCAATATGGCAAGTGAGACGGCGGAGGATCTGAAGCGGGTAAGGGAGCGGCTGATGCCGGAGTAAATGCAGAATGCAGAATGCAGAGTGCAGAATGCATAATGCAGAATGATTTTTGAATTGTGACGCAGGTGCGTTAGGATTTGTAGGGGCGGTTATTAACCGCCCGCACGGTGGGGTGTTGCGGTTTCGCACCGGTGCGATGTGGGATGGCAGATTGTGCCGCGCGGGCGGCAGGTTGCCGCCCCTACGAGTGGGTTCGGTTCGGCGTATGGAAGTCGTGAGGGAGGGTCAAGACCCTCCCCTACTGCGGGCAGCTCCCCCAGGGGGGAGGTATGCGGGCGAACGCAGTTCGCCCCTACGAGGGAAGTCGGTTCGGCGGATGGAAGTCGGAAGGAGGGTTTTATGGAGAAGGATTTTTTGATGGGTTTGGCCGTGACCGAGGAGGTGGCGGAGGTCATATTGGCCCGGCATGGTCAGGAATTGGAGGCCCTGCGGGCCGAGCACAGTCAGGTGATCGCCCAAATGGAATTTGACCAGGGCTTGGCCCAGGCGGTGGCGGCGCAGAAGGGCCGCAATCTCACCGCCATCCGGGCGCTGCTGGATGTGGAGGCCCTCCGGGGCAAGGACAGCAAGGCGGTGAACGCGGCGGTGGCGCAGCTGAAAAAGGCGCATGGATATTTGTTTGAGGCGGCCCAGGAGGGGCCTAAGTTTTCCCAGGGGGCCGGGACCCAGGCACAGGCGCCCAGGGTGCAGGAGACCCTGGCCAGCGCGTTAAGGGAGAAGTATGGGATGTGAGTAAATGCAAAATGCATAATGCAAAATGCAGAATGTTTTATGAATGATGACGCGGGTGCGTTGGTGATCGTAGGGCGGGGCCTTGGTCCCGCCGGGTGGGGTGTTGCGGTTTCGCACCGGTACCATTGTGGAACGGCAGATTGTGCCGCGCGGGCGAACGCAGTTCGCCCCTACGAGGGATGACGGGGGTGCGAATGGAATTCGGCGGCGGGACCAAGGCCCCGCCCTACGAGGGATGACGGTTCTGCGTAGGGAATTCGGACGGGCGGCAGGTTGCCGCCCCTACGAGGGATGACGGTTCGGCGTAGGGAATTCGGCGGGCGGCAGGTTGCCGCCCCTACGGGGGATGACGGTTCTGCGGATGGAATTCGGCGGCGGGACCAAGGCCCCGCCCTACGAGGGATGACGGGGGTGCGAATGGAATTCGGACGGCGGGACCAAGGCCCCGCCCTACGGGGGATGACGGTTCTGCAGATGGAATTCGGGCGGCGGGACCAAGGTCCCGCCCCTACAAGGTATGACGGTGCATCTTGTGATCCCACAAAAATGGGGTCCCCATGGAAGCCCAGCGTAGCGGGTTCCATGGGGAAGAGGAGGATCCAAGATGCAGGTGGAATTTTCCGCTTGCGGAAAATGGAACATTGCATCTTGTGATCCGACGAGGGTGCACGTACAACAATTTGATTACAAAAACAATATAAAAAGGAGAAAAATACTATGGCAATTACACTTTTAGAGGCAAAAATTGGTATGGCTGACAAGGTGGATCAGCAGGTGGTGGATATGTTCCGCCGCAATTCCGCGCTGCTGGACGGCATGGTCTTTGACAACGCCATCGCCCCCGGCACCGGCGGCAGCACCCTGACCTACGGCTACATTCAGCTCAAGTCCCCCGCCACCGCCGCGGTGCGCCAGGTGGGCAGCGAGTATGTCCCCGGCGAGGCCAAGAAGGAGAAGAAGACCACCCAGGCGGTGATCATGGGCGGCGCCTTCCAGGTGGATCGCGTGCTGCAGAACACCGCCGGCGCCGCGGACGAGGTGGCATTCCAGGCAGAGCAGAAGATCAAGGCCACCGCCAACTTCTTCCACAACGCCGTCATCAACGGCGACACCGCAAGCGGCTCCTTCGATGGCCTGAAAAAGCTGCTGACCGGCACCGACAATGAGATCACCAGCGCCGTCAGCCTCACCACCTCCCAGGAGCTGGACGAAAATTACAACGCCTTCTTAGACGAGATGGACGGCTTCCTGGCCTGCCTGGACGGCACTCCTTCCATGCTTCTCATGAACCGGGACATGCTGGTGAAGCTGCGCTCCATGGCCCGTCGCGCCGGCTACTACGAGCGCAGCCGTGACGACTTCGGCAACTTCGTGGAGACCTACGCCGGCATCCCCATGGTGGACATGGGCAAGTTCTATGACGGCACCGCCACCGCCGACGTGATCCCCACCACCGGCGGCAAGACTGCCATCTACGCCGTCTGCCTGGGCCTGGACGGCTTCCACGGCATCAGCCCCATGGGCGACGGCTTGATCCAGAGCTACCTGCCCGACCTGAACGCCCCCGGCGCCGTGAAGACCGGCGAAGTGGAGCTGGTGGCAGGCGTGGCCCTGAAAAACACCCGAAAGGCGGCGGTGCTGAAGGACATCGCCATCGGCGCATAATGGTCAGCTACGATTTTTACGCCAATGTCTACACCGGGGACCGGATCGGCGAGAAGGCCTTTCCGGCCCTGGCCAGACGGGCGGAGGAGGAGCTGGCCCGGATCCGGCGGCTGTGCCGGGTCCGTCCTTGTGGGGAGGACAGCTATAACATGGCCATCTGCGCCATGGCGGAGGTGCTGGCCCGCTATCCCGAAAATCGGGGCATCCAGGCCCAGACCGTGGGTGGCGTGACGGTGCGCTATGACAGCGCCCAGCTCCGGGGCCAGTTGCGCAAGGAGCTGTACGAGAAGGCGTCCATCTATCTGGATATTTATCGGGGGATTTTGTGATGTGGAGTGATACCGTGACAAGATACCGCCTTGTAGATGGCCAGGTGGAGGCGAAAACCTATTCCGGCGTTCATTATGAACATAAAATGGAGAGCCGGGATAGCGTCCGGGGCGGCGCGGCCGAGGGGCTGGGCCGCCTCTTCATTTTGGGCGATGCGGACATTCGTGTGGGGGACAAGGTGGCGCCCGGGCAGGCTTTGCAGCTTTCCTGGGGGCAGCTGCTGCCGGGGCTGACACCGGGTCTTACGGTCATTGACTATGTGAAGCCCTGGTATCTTTCCGGCAATGTCCACCACACGGAGGCAGGCAGAGGCAAAGGCCCGGAGGGCAGGTGAATATTTTGCTGGAAAAACTGAAAACCTGGATCGCCGCCTATCCCGGCTGGCAGGAAAATGTGACCTTATATGTGGACTACCTGGGCTGCGTTCCCGGCTGCGCCGGGGTGTATCCCCAGGGTGTGGAGGTGCTTGCGCGCCGGGAGGATGTGCTGGGGGGCGTGAAGGAGCGGCGCCGCTTGCGGGCCATGGTCTACCGGGTGGCGGGGCAGGAGGAAGATTTTGCCCGGGACGCTGCCTGGTGGGAGGACTTCTGCGGCTGGGTGGCGGCGCAGTCTGCCGCCGGGTTGGCGCCACGGTTTGGTAACACAGAGGATCGGGAATTCGTTCAGGCCCGGGGCGGGCGGCTGGTGCGGATGCCCTCCGCCGGGACGGGGGTCTATGGGGTGGAGATCGTGGCGGAGTACTGGACGCAGATGGGCGATTAA